CCCTCGCCGGGCCCGCAAACTCGAACGCCTGGTAATCCCCGTTGACCGTAATCTTCATCGTGTCCATCGCGGCGCCTTCCACGATTCGCTGTACAGCCGTGCTGGGATCCCAGTAGTCGAAGATGCTCACGCCTGACAAGCTCGTTGCGAGCGCATACGTGATCGTCGTGCCGAATACTGACCCCGCTTCCGGCAACGTTGTGAACGGCGCATTCAGGAACACGGTCATCGTGTCCTGCACCGCTGCGACAAACCGGATCTCTCCTGAAAACGTCACCGCCTGCCCGGCCGACAGCCCGTGCGCTGCCGTGAACTGAATTTCCGTCGTTCCCGTAACCGTCGCGACCGTCCCGCCGTTGTAGAATGCCGGAGTCCCTCCCATCGCCGCCTGGAACAGCGGACCTTCGCTCGGTTGAGCCGTCTGGTCGGTCCACTCCGTCATCAACGTATCGAGCTGGAAGCTCGTCGTCTTCCGGATCGTATTGGGCAATCCGACAAAAGTCCGGCTGCCTGTTTTATCGTTTCGCGAGGTCTGCGCCGGAACCTGTTTCGCCGTCAGCTTCACCAGCGGAATGCGATTTTGACTGGTGATCGTCGGGACCACGCCGTAAGTCGACTCGAGCGCAACGTACAGCCGTTCGTTATTAGAAGAAATGTAACAAGACATATTTTCGTTCGCTGCCTTCTTAACACGCCGCCTTCTTACTGGCCCGCCTTCTTAGCTTGAAAGGTCCACTTCAAAAGTCACTTTCGCGATTTGCAGCAGATTCCTTCCTCCGTGCTGCACCGGCTCGTACGTCACCTCATACCCTCCCGTGAAGAACGCTCCCTGGCCCCACGTGCCGCGATTCGCGTCGAGTACCTGCGTCACGGAGTCTACGTATAGGCGCAGCTGATCCTCGAGTCCTTCCACGCGATCCTGCGAAACCCGCACTTCCGCGACCGTCCGCACTTTTCCGGAAAACGTCCGGAATTTCTCTGTGAGAAGATTCCGCGTGCGGTCCGAGTAGACGCGTACCACTGGATACTTCACCGCCAGGCTCCGCTCCGCCACAGCCACCGGCAGATTCTGATCGATCACATTCTCTGGGGGAATCGGCGTCAATGGAATGCCTGAATCCGCCGCGACGTTCGCTACCGTCGAGCCGAGCCCCGTATTCGGGTCCGTCAGAAACCCCACCATTAACTTGGTCACCAGGCTGCTGGTCTGTGCCATCGCCTTACCCCCGCCTCAGCGTCCGCCCACCGATGATGTAGATGTCGGCCAATTGCCCGCTCCCGGGTGGATTCCCTGTCACAAGGCCCGACGAGGGGAGTGTGAAGTTCACGCCGATCGGAATCGGAGTGCTGCTCTGTAGTGCGAGCGTGGTCGGCGACAACCCGATGTAGACGTTGAAACCCGTCGCCAAAGCCGGTGGACTTGCGGTGCCCACGACCAGCGTGCTCCCCGCCGGCGTTTCGTAGGTCGTCACCTCACTTGGTGCGCCTTCCTGCCCGTTGAGCGAGACCCAGGTCGCCTGGACGTAATAGATCGTGTCCGGGTTCGTGCCTGGCACGACGCTAAACACCGGCGACGGAGCCTGCGGGATCGGCGTCAGTGCCAGCCCGATTCCGAACCGCATGGTTTCTTCCTGCGCGTTCCTCGACAGCGCCCGGTACTCGTTCCACTTCGGCTGGTACCGGTCGTTGAGTTGATTGTTGAACGCGTCGCGATAAACAATCGCGAGCGTGTGCAGTGCGTGCCATCGCGTCATTTGTGGCGACACCACCACATCGGAGACGCCCGTTCTTCTACGGATGTTCGTCTGCGGGTCCGGCGTCCACGCGTGATCGAGCAGAACGTCGAGTATGATCGCCGAGAGTTCCACGGTGGCAAGCCCCAGCTTCACGTTCAAGTCGATCCCTTCCACATTCGCGACCCCGAGAATTCCCACTTCGTAAACCTGCAGCGCCGGCGTGTCGTTCGGATTACCGTCAGTCAGCAGAGCCATCCGTCCTCGCTTCCTTATCCCTTCCGGTGCGGCGTCCGGGTACCGGCCCCCGCGATCTCCTGCGCGATCTTCTGATTCGCCGCAGCCTTCGCGCGAAATTCCGCGGCCTCGTCCGGAGTCGCCAGGTCGGCTCTTCCCTCCGCCACCATTCGTGCCGCCAAGCCTCGCGGAACCTCGGTCTTCACGCCCACCCTTCCGCCCTCCGGCGTCGCACGGCTCACAATCACCGCCGCCGGCTCTGAAATGTCCGCCTCGATTTTTCGGATCTTCTGGTAATATGCGCGCAAATCCATTTCGGCTCCTGACTCCCCGGCGCGTCCGCATGGGCCGGACCAGCCGGCCCCATCGGCGCCTTGACGGAAGCCCTAACTGTTTACCTGCACTCCGAAGCTGTTTCTCAACACGCCCGTCCCGTACAGGACGTCGACCGTGAATTGCTGCGCCAGGGTATTCGGCTGATAGCTCATGGTGAAGCGCATGCCGAAGTTCCCCAGTTCTGCGTACTCGGCGATAGCGCCCGTGCCCGGTAGAGGTTGAGGCAGCCGCCGCACCACCAATCCGATCGCGTCGCGCGCGAATGCCAGATTGTGCGTCGTCACCGGACTGCTCCCCGTCTGCACCACGAATTGCGAGCGGAAGATGTAAAAATCCTTCATCTTGCCGACGGCTCCGTCCACCAACGCCCGCAGTCCCGCTTCACCGGCGGTATTAAACTCGCTGAAGCGCGAGATCTGCCGTAATGCCGAGTACGTTCCCGAACTCACCACCAGGTATTTCGCGGCGCTCGCCGGAACCATCGCCGAGAACAAAGTCGTTTCCGCCGAATCCACGGTGGCTTCGGTGATGGCCGTTCCTCCCGTGCCCACCGCCGTATTAGCCGTGAAACTCCCGTAAAAACTCAGCAGATCGGACTCGATCCGCTCCGCCAGCGCGACCACCGCCGGCTGCATGTATAGCTTCAACAGATCCGGAACCGCCAGGACTTTGGTCACGTCGGGAATCTGAAACGTGGCTTCCACGTGCGTGTTTAAAACAATTTGCGCGTTTCCCAGGTCCGGATTCTGCGGCGTGACCGTGCCGCCCTCGGCGATGTTATTCGCCACCAGCGTCGGCGGAATCGGTACGTTGACCGTGTCTCCGGCCCGCGCCAGCGTGGGCTCGTAGTCGCGATTCACCAGGTTTCCCATGACCAGGTTGCCCAGTAGAGCCGGTAACGCGTCGGCCGCTACCAGCTTGACAATCGCATTTGCTACATTTGCTGAAGTAATTGCTCCCATTTCATCTCCTTATTCAGTTGGACGTTATTCAGTTGGACGCCCTGTGCCGTCCGGCTTGTGATCCTTCCCGTTCCGCTACCATCCGCGAAGCGTCTGCGATGCGACCCGCGCGATCTCCTGCCGCACCCGTTCTTTGTCTTCGGCGCTCATCCCCGGACGGATCTGGTCCAGTTGCACCGCCCCCGCCTCGTGCGGGCTCCTTTGGCCCGCGTTGGCTCCCGATCCTCCGGCCACCCGCGCCGGCAGCAGCTCCGGATTCTCCCCCACGAACCGCGCCAGATAATCCCGCATTTCCGCGCCGCCCGCTGCTAGAAACTTGCCGTCCTCACCGCGGAAAATTTCGTCTTTCACGGCCCGGTACGCCAGCTCGATCTTCGCGACCCCCAGCTTTTGCAGCTCCGTCCGGATCGTCGAGCTCCGTTCCGATTCCTCCGCCGCGGCCCTCGCCTTTTGGTTTTCTTTCACCAGGTCGTTTACGCGCTGTTCCAGACTCTCCCGCCGTTTTCGCTCCTCCACCAGTTCCGTCTGGAACGCTGGCTCGGCCTTCGCCTGCTCCGCCTTGACGAACTCCTCAATCACCGCCTGTACGATCGAACGAATGTCATCCTGCTCCTGTGCCATGCCTGTTATCTCTTCTCCAGTTCCCCGTTCCTCAAGCCTTGTCGATCTCCGCCGCAATCCGATCCTTCACGTCCTGCCTGGCGTCGCACAAATACTTCAGCGAAAGCTTCTTGAAGACTTCCTTTTTCAACGTTGGCGAATCTACCCCCAAGCCCAGCAGCTGCTGCGCGTCGCTCAATTCCGTCGAAAAATCCGCGATATCGAATTCGTCCATCCCCGTAACGCTGATCTCGATCTGGTCTTCGCGCGCCGCCGCGATCGCTTTCAGTACCCGCCGGATCAGATCCTTGATCGCGTCCCCATACGCCCCCAGCACCTGCTGCGTGATCGAGGAATCCATCTGCTTGCTCAGTCCGCTCTGCCGGCTGCCCTTGTCGAGCGACGCGCCGGCCTGCGGCAGGTAGCACACCCGGTAAATTTCTTCCTGCAAGCTCGTCAAATTGTCGGCCGCGATCTGATACACCTTGCCTTCCGGCTCGGTCCAACCGAACTTGTCTCCGGGCCCCAGTTGGATGTAGTAGCTCTCTCCCACCATCTGGCTCCACTCCCGCTCGGAGTAAACCACCGGCATCGCGAACAATCCCATCGTCAGCGCCCACCCCAGGGCGTTGGATTTGTTGAAATGCTCCAGCTGCAACAGCCCCGCGCGATTCAGGAGCCACAACCCTTCCGCCATGCGCAGCCGGAATAGCGGCACCTGGTTCAGCTTCGCGAGGCCGTGGGTGCCGTGATCCACCAGCACCACCTCGCCCGAGCCCGCCGCGCCCGGCACGATCTCACCGCCCTCTTGCGACCGCTCGTAAATCCGGAAGTTCTGTTTGTCGTAATATGCCCACCGCGTCTGCACGTGCCACTCCGGATCTTCTACACGATCTTTTTTGAGCAGCCGCGTCCGGATCACCACCCATTCGTAATTCCCTCGCTCGTCGAGGTTCCAGTTGATAACGTCGTCCGCTGCGTAATCCACCAGATATGCCTGCGATGCGCCCAGCGCGTCTTCCTCGCCGCGGCTGCCCGCCTGCTGTGCCACCCTTGGGAAATCGACCAGCACGAAGCTCGCGCCAGTGACCAGACTTTCGATGAACTGCGTCCTGCAAAAATCGGTGAGCCCCGTGTTTTTTAGGTCCACGTTATCCACCAGCGAGCAGAAGAATCTCTTGCTCGCATCGTCATGGCCCTCGAATGTGATCACCGGTTCGCGCTGGAACAACGTCGCCGCGTACCAATCCACGATGGACCCGATATAGTTTTCATAGAACACCCGGCCCAGCCGCTCCGCGTAAACATCTCCCGGCTCCCGGTGCCGCCGGACCAGGTAATGCTGCGCGTGCAGCTTGAGCTGCTCGCCGCCCGCGTACAGATGCCGGTACTGGCGCCACGCTGCTTTGTGCAGCGTGTACTCGGGATGCTCGCGATCGATATCAAACATGAATGCGGTCCTTTCGCTCCATCACACCGGCCCCTCACACCAGCCGCAATCCCTGATCGCCTACGGTCGATCCGCCCCGGCACTCTTGCCACACCAGGTATCCCAGCGCGTCCGATAAATGCGTGCGCCGCGGATCGCGTTCCTTGTCCACGATGAGACTGTTCTCCTTGTAGGTCACTTGCTCAAAGTCCTTGATCGATTCCTTGCACCGCGGATGGATCTTCAATTTCCTTTGGCCGTCCGCCGATTCGAGCTTGGCGTTCATCAGCATCACTCTGTCTCGCACCGCCGGATTCACGCGGGGGATGCGGAACCGAACCTCGCCCCACTCACCCCCGCGCAGGAACTGCCGGAGAATCGTAACGTCCGTCGTCCCCGACGTCTGCATGCGGGCTCCGATCGCGTCCGCGTACACCACCAACCCGCCTGGATGCTTCGGAAACCTGGTCGCGAACTCTTCGCACGCGTCGTGCGTGCTGGCCCGGCTCAGCACGATTTCGTCCAGGACCTTCACCGTATCGCCGTCCACCTGCGCCACCACGGAGCACATCGGATCCACATTGAAATCTAGCGCCCACATCAGCGGCCGGCTCGGGTCCACCGCTAGCTCCTTCACATTTCCTTTCCGCTCGAACGCATAGTAGACGCGCCCCGCGTGGAGGCTCAAGTATT